GTATTTAACAAAGGGATACATCCCTACATGATTGAGCCTTCCGCTATTGGCGTACTGCGTGAGGACACACCGTATACAGACAGGCAAGAAGCGATAGTTCAAACATACTACATAACTAAATCTGATCTCTATGCCCGTCTGTATTCACATCCAAAGCGAGAAAGTATTGTTGCCCGTGTAACGGCTGGTTATCGTGAGAGTGAGTCCGATATACCTGATGCTGTAAACCGTATTGTGATGAGCCAATCAAACCCAACGATCTACGGCAACATCAATATGGATCTGTACGGCATGAACCGCTACAAAGCCCGTGTTGCTGAAGATACGATTGAGATGCACGAACTGTGGGTATGGAATGACGAAACCGAGGATTACCAGGTTGTCACCATTGCCTCGCCCACCGTAATTATTTATGACCGCCCAGGTGCGTCATTGTTTATTAAAGGCGAATGTCCTTTTGTACAGATCTGCCCGAACCCTTTGTATGATTACTACTGGGGCGCATCGGAGTGCCAAAAACTAATCCTGTTGCAACAATTACGCAATACCCGCATGACTGAGATTTTGGATCTCTTATCCAAACAAGTTAGCCCACCAACTTCTCTTGTTGGCTTTACAGGCATTTTAGATGAAAAGAATTTTGCGCTAAACCGTGCTGGCGGACTGTTGGCAAGCGATATGCCTAATGCCAAAGTAGAACGCCTTGGTCCTACAATGCCACCTGACTTATTTGAAGTCATCCATGAAATTGATGCTATGTTTGGTGAAGTATCAGGCATCAGTAATGTGCTTGAAGGCAAAGGCGAGGCGGGTGTACGCTCTGCAGGTCACGCAAGTCAATTGGCTAGACTAGGATCATCCCGTGCTAAAAAACGGGCTTTAATTGTGGAGGATTCTCTTGAAAAAGTGGCTACGCTCTACCTCAAGCTCATGCAAGCCTACGATCCAACTCATTTTAGGGATATTAATGATATCCCGTTTATTGCCGAGCAATTCACTAAGGATTTTGTGGTTAAGGTCGATGCTCACTCTAATTCTCCCATTTTTACGGAGGACTTAAAAGCCCTTGCATTTAATCTCTTTAAAGCTCAAGCTATCGATAAAGAAGATTTGCTTGACTTACTAGAACCACCAATGAAACAATTGTTGAAAGATAAGTTGCGTAAAAGGGAAAAAGAACACGCTGGCAAACAGGCTGAAAAGCCAAAAGGTCCAGAACCAAAACCAAGTAAGAAAGAACCACAGGTGGGTTAATGGCTACTCAAAATGTACAACCAAAAGCAGATCAACCAAGGGTGACAACCGAAACATTAAAGCGTGGTGAAAGATCACCAAACTTAGAGTATCGTAGTGCAGGACCAAAAAGTTTTGACCGTAGTCCAAAAACACGGAATATGGGTAGAAGCGTTAGGGGATAGTTTAACTAGGAGCTTATCATGCGTGGACGCAAAAAAGGTCGTAAAAGCCGTCGGTAATAGTTTCCTCCTTCAATGGAAAAAAGGTTGTGGCTGCCTTACCTTATAAATAGGTGGTCGTTTGCTAATACGGAGATTCCAAATGGCACGCAAAGGACGCAAAGGTCGTAAAGGTCGTAAGTAATCCGTAAGGATACTAGCGATTGACCGCTAAACCTCCCTTGGGGGGTGGGAATAGAAATATTACTCCCCACTTGACAATTGATAGATTAAGATTAATCTATGCAGTAACTTGATAGGAAATGACTATGAGCGTACCCTCAGATCAACTGATGAGCATGATTAAAAGCCAACGGGACAGTGCAACCCCCAATGGTATTCCTGCCGTTCCTGATGGCGCAAATCAAATGGGGATTTCTGATCCCTCAAGCCCACCCATGGGCGCTCCCATGTCCACACCAGAACCCAAGATGGGTAACCGTGAAGCAGCCATGATTAATGTATCTATGGCGATGGATTTGTTAGAGCAGTCGTTGCCAGCAGTCGGTAGTGAGTCTGATGAAGGCAAGATGATTCTCTCAGCAATTCGCAACATGACTAGTGTCTTAGGTCCTAAGAAAGCTAAGACGGCTGAGTTGCAACCTGCTGAAATTTTACAGATGTTACAAACATTACCCCAGGCTGGCGGTGCAAGTCCTGAAGGTAAAGCAATGATGCAAGCACCAGCAGTACCTGGAATGTCACCTCCAGGCGCTCCGCCAAGTATGCCTGCCCCTAGAGGTGCAGGTCCTGGCGGTCCTCCTCCTGGTATGCCACCTGGTGCGCCTTCTGGCGCTCCTCCTGGCGCACCAACACCTCCACCCATGTAAAGGAAATATTATGGAACTCTTTAAACCCCGTGGCGCATCCGCACCTCGCAGACCTACCGACAACAACCAGAAAAATGGACAAGTTATCAATACTCCCCGTTTTTCTGAATTCGGTGGTTTATCCGCATCGGGTAAAGCTGGCTACAAGAACATGATGTCTATGTCTAAGCCTGGCGATACCAAAAAAGTCATTTAACGAAATAAGGGGATAAAAAATGTCTTTAGAAGATATCAGCTTAGAACAACGGGATGAACTGGCTTTGCTAATGAAAAATTTAGCAGAAGATCCAGCCACTCGTAAAGAAGTATTGCGTTTGACAAAGAAGGTTAGACCTAATTTGCCAATCCCAGAACTTGAAATTGAAGATTACACCGAAAGTAAAATCAACAAAGCCGAGGAACGGGTAGCGCAACTGGAAGCAAAGTTACGGGAAAAAGATGCTATTGGCGAACTGAAAAGTCGCAGAGATAGTTTAATCAGAAAAGGTTTAGCCCGTAATGATGAAGATATTGAAGCAATTGAAAAACTCATGTTGGAGAAAGGTATGACAAACCACGAAACAGCAGCCGAGTATTTTGATTGGATGAAACAAGCAGCAGAACCAACGCCTTCAGGCTACAATCCAAATCCATTGAAAGGTTTTGACCTCTCTAAGTTTTGGAAAGATCCGAAGTCGGCAGCACGCAATGTAGCAGCAGAAGCTCTGGGAGAGTTGCGTAAAAACACTCGACCAATCGGTTATTAGTAGTTTAGGGGATATTTTAAATTTTGTTTGGAGATAAACCATGCCTATAGGTGGCGGAATTCTTCCAGCGTCAGGTACATCGCAATACAATGAGTTGACTTATGTTACTCGTAGAGCGTTTATCCCCAAGCTGGTAGTACAACTTTATAACAGCACACCCCTCATGGCTGCGTTGATTGCTAACAGTCAACAAGCCTCTGGTGGTGTATCCCAAGTTACTGTTCCAGTACAAGGCGCTCAATTTGTTAACGCCCAATGGTCTGATTACTCTGGTTCGTTTAACCAGCCTTCAGTCCAGCAAGGTGCTTTCAATGCCGAGTTCAACCTTAAACTGATGATTGCTCCAGTGCCATTCCTCGGGATGGAAGGTGCAGTTCAGCAAGACTATGCAATTATTCCTCTCATTGAAGCTCGGATGAACGATGCTACCAATGTGATGATGGATGCAATGGCTACTGCCCTGTACAACAACACTACGAACACTCAACAGTTTATCGGTTTACCTGGTGCTATTGATGACGGTACAAACTTAGTTACTTACGGTAACATCAACAGAACCACCTATACTTGGTGGAAATCGAAGGTGTATAGCGCAGGTTCTGTGAACCCAACTCGTCAAAACATTCTTCAGTACATTTCAGGTACTGTTAAGAATGGCGCTGAAGTTCCTACTTTTGGCGTTTGCGGATTTGGTACATGGACACTTTTAGCCCAAGATTATGTGGGTCAAGAGCAATATGTTATTACCCCAGGTCACGGTTTTGATTCTGATTCCAACGGTCCTCAAGCAGCTTTCCGTGCTTTGATGGTCGCTGGTGTTCCAGTTTACCCAGATCCTTACTGTCCAGAAGGTACGGTTTATTTCATTAACTCGAATTACTTGAGTCTTTACATCCACGATCAAGGTTCATTCGTATTTACTGGCTTTGAATCGACTCTCCCTAATTGGCAGATTGGTTATGTTGGCGCTGTCTTGATGATTGCCGAATTGGTAAGCGTTAAGCCTAAGTCAATGACCAGAGTATCTGGCTACAACTCTATTTCACTATAAGGAGAACTAGTCATGGCACTCGGTCTAAATAAGATTCTTATTCAAAGTTCAATTACTAATACGCCTGGTGCGTATTGGCAGTTAACTACTTTAACGGTAACTACGGCTGGTAATGTAATACCTGCTGGAACATACCTTGCATTTGCAACATCAAATGTCACCATTACTGCTGTATCAGCTTACAACGCTACAAGCAATGTGGTTACATGGAGTAATGTATTTGC